TTAAAGAAAAAGTATGGAGGTTAGTATGACTAAGATAGTTAATGGTAGTAATGATATTCAATGGGGTGGAGATCACTATAAAGATAAACCTATTCAAGTGTGGGATTTTATAGCGGCTAACAACTTGGATTACTTTCAAGGTAATGTAGTGAAATATGTCTGTAGGTACAAGGACAAGGGTGGCTTAGAAGATTTAAAGAAAGCACGACACTACATAGATAAGATAATTGAAACTAAATACACAGTAAGGATAACAAAATGAATCAGTACCAACAGTACATAGCATTAAGCAGGTATGCTAGATGGATACCTGAGCTAAACAGAAGGGAGACATGGAAGGAAACAGTCAACCGATACATGACTAATGTAGTCAAGGATAAGGTAGACAAGGGTACTTACAAGTCTATAGAAGATGCAATCTACAGTCTTAATGTTATGCCTAGCATGAGAGCAATGATGACTGCTGGAGCTGCTATGGAGCGTGATAACACCTGTGCTTACAACTGCTCTTACCTAGCAGTAGATGACCCTAAGTGCTTTGATGAAACTATGTTTATCTTGTTGTGTGGCACTGGTGTAGGTTTCAGTGTAGAGCGTCAATACATTAGCAAGCTACCTGACGTACCAGATGAGCTATTCCAGAGCGATACTACCATATCAGTACATGATAGTAAGGAGGGTTGGGCTAAATCCCTTAGACAGCTAATCTCTTTGTTGTATGCAGGTGAAGTTCCTAAGTGGGATACACACAAGGTACGACCAGCAGGTGCTAAGTTAAAAACCTTTGGTGGTAGGGCATCTGGTGCTGAACCTTTGGAGGATTTGTTTAGGTTTACTTGTGAAACATTCCAAGCAGCTAAAGGTAAGAAGTTATCTAGCATACAAGCTCACGACTTGATGTGTAAGATTGGTGAGGTAGTAGTAGTAGGTGGTGTTCGTAGGTCAGCTATGATCTCCTTGTCTAATCTATCTGATGATCGTATGCGTCATGCTAAGTCAGGCGATTGGTATGTACTTAATCCTCAGAGGGCATTAGCAAACAACAGCGTTGCTTACACTGAGAAACCTGACATGGAAACATTCCTCCGTGAGTGGACTGCTCTTGTAGAATCTAAGTCTGGTGAGCGTGGTATCTTTTCAAGGATAGCTTCTAAGAAACAAGCAGCTAAGAATGGTAGACGAGATACTAACTATGACTTTGGTACAAATCCTTGCAGCGAAATAATTTTGAGAGGGTCAAAACTAGATAGTAAAGGAAACCCTATTACTGGTACAGGTGGTCAGTTCTGTAACTTAACTGAGGTAGTAGTTAGGTATGATGACAACCTTGAAACCCTAACTGAGAAGGTTAGGTTAGCCACAATACTGGGTACTATCCAAGCTACTTACACTAAGTTCCCTTACCTAAGAAAGATATGGCAGAAGAACACAGAAGAAGAACGCTTACTCGGTGTTAGTATGACAGGCATTATGGATAACAAGTTAGTGTCTACAAACAAGGGTGCTAAAGAAATCTTAGAACAGCTTAGAGAAGTTTCTATTCAAACTAATAAAGAGTTTAGTAAGAAACTAGGGATAGAACAATCTACTGCAATCTGTGCAGTTAAACCTTCTGGAACTGTATCTCAGCTTGTAGATTCTAGTAGTGGTATTCATACTAGACATAGCCAGTTCTATACAAGGACAGTTAGGGGTGACAGCAAAGACCCACTAACACAGTTTTTAATAGATAGTGGTGTGCCTTACGAGCCTTGTGTAATGAAGCCAGATACTACTGTTGTGTTTAGCTTCCCTACTAAAGCACCTAAAGGTTGTGTTACTAGAGAGGATGTTGATGCTATTCAACAACTAGAAATATGGTTGATGTATCAACGTCACTGGTGTGAGCATAAACCTTCAGTCACCATTACTGTAAGAGAGCATGAGTGGCTAGAGGTAGGAGCATGGGTGTTTAAACACTTTGATGAGATGAGTGGTGTATCATTCCTACCACACAGTGACCACTCTTATAAGCAAGCACCTTACCAAGAGATAGATGAAGCTAAGTATAAAGCTGATCTCAAGGTAATGCCTAAAGATATTGATTGGTCTAAGCTATCTGAGTACGAGATAGAAGACACTACTGTCAGCTCACAAACTTTAGCCTGTTCAGGTGATAGCTGTGAGATTGTAGATATAGGAGCATAAAAATAGGGGGCTTAATTGCCCCCTTTCTTTTAGTACCCTTTAGGTTTTGACTTCTTCTTCTTCATTTCTTTTTTCCTTTTGGTTTAGTGTGAGTTAAGTATTCACTAGTAGCAGTGTGCTTAGCACCTGTCATTAATCTACCATTATGCTTATGAGTCTTACCTGTATACAACTTACCATTCTTCTTGTAATGCTTAACACCTTCCATATTACTTCCTTAATTAAACATTCTTTCTTTTTTTCTTTGTTGTGCTTCTCGTTTTAAATCTTTTTCTATACCACCACCTAACCATTGGTATGTAAGCCTACCGATAATAGGAACTTCTCTTAAAGCATTGCTTGCTACACCAGAGTCAGAGCCGATTGCATTATAATCTTTAACAAGATTACTTATAAGGGGTATTGGTGGTGTAAGTTGGTCTATTACAACTGGAACTGCCCCCTCTCTTTGTAGTTTCTCAATAGCATATTTGTTTAAACCTACAACATTTAATAGGTTGGTTACAGCACCATCAGTTGCTACATCATCTATATCAAAACCCCTACCTAATATCAAATCTTTTGTTTCGTCTACAGTACCACCCATTATGGCAACAAGGGCAGAGTACCTTGCTAAGTTTTTTCCAGCTTGTAGTTTACTACCACTAGTGTACTCATCAACTATTGTTCTTCTAATAAGATCAAGTTGTTTAATAGCAAAAGATTTAAGAGAATAAAGTATCCTGCCATTAGGAGTATTAAGATATGTTTGTGGCATCTCAGACAAAGAGATAGGCTGTACATCAGATAGCTCTGACCACAGATACAACTTGACTCTTTCGCTTGGTGTACCAGCTTTTAATTCATTCAATAACATATTGAACTCACCTTCACCAAATGCCTCTTTATATTTCTTAGCAAGTTTGGCTTGACCTTTAGCTGTTTTGGCAAGTTTACCACCCTGTTTAAAGGCAGTATTTAAAAACACATCTTTACCAAACCTATCTACTCTTCTAAAACCACTAGCACTTAGTAGTGTGTGCAAGGCTGTAGAAGCATCCTTAACATTAGTAAACTCTGAAGCCATAACATTATCAAGACCCAGCTCTTTCATACTAATATTTTTCTTACCAAAGATTGCTTTAACAGTTGGAAAAATTCCATGAATGTAAGCTGATATACCTAAGTCTTTAATCTGTGTCATAGCCGATAGTGGGTTAGCAAGAGTAGTCATGTAACCTGCATCTCTAAGTTTTCTCAAAGCAACATGAGGTAGTTTTTCAGCCATACCAAACCTAGTTTGTAGTAGTGTCTTGAGCAACTCTTGTCTACTTGGGTCTAAGTTTGCTAAGTCTTTAGCAATAAGACCTGCAATAGATTCATCTAGGTTTATATCAGCACCATCTAAAGTATTTACAACAGACTTTCCAAACAACTCTCTTTTGTGTATATCATCAGCACTGCTATTAAGATGTTTAAACAAAGATGTACCAGCATCATCATAGTATTGTGACATTTCTTCTGTGATCTTGGGTATTACCCTGTCTTTAGTCCAAGATAATTTTTTGTTTTTAACACCTGAAGTCCTATAGCCCTGACTTACTTTAGCAATAACATCTTCTTTTTGTTTTTGTGTTAAGTTAAGAACACTAACAGGATTTTCTTTTGTGCTTTTTGATGCGGCATAATCCTTCAATGCTTTGTCATAAACACCAGACAAGGTTCTATTTTTTCCCATAGCTGCTTGCAAGCCATCAAAATCTTTAACTGTTCTTGGAAAATAGTTATCTATCTTATCTAGTTTAAGACCAGTTTTTTCTTTCATCTTTAAAAGTCTGTCTAATTCTTTTATAGCCCTATCAAAAGAAGCAATACTATCCTTACCTACATTGCTCTGCAATATTTGTTTAGCAGCACTAAACTCACCATTCATTAAATGAGTATTTAAGGTTGGTTGTATATTCTTTGGTACTTTCTTTAATGATTTTATTAAAGGTTGAAACTCAAGAGTAGAATACCCCCTAGTTTGATGAACCTTACGTTCAAAATCTCTTATCTTTAATTTTACTGGCTCAGATATTTTTCCTATCTTAGTGCTTAGGTTTCCAAAAAGCCGTTCAACTACCCCATTACTTATTCTTGATGACTCATCAAAACCTTGACGAACTGTATTAAGAGTTACTTGTGCATTAAGTTTAGATGGGAACACAGGCTTCCTATCTGTCTTTGAAAGAATTTTTATTAAACCTTCTTGAGTAATACCTAAATCTTTTTCTATTAGCTTCTGAGCTTGTCCTATAGTTAAGTCATCAACAGATGCTTTAGCTAACACATAATTTATCTTGTCTATCTCTAGGTCAGCTAACTTCATTTCTTCAGCAGTGCTTTTTTTAGATTGGGCAAGTTTAATTTTATTACCTACAACTTGTATGCCCTTACCAACTACTACCCCACCAACACCACCAAGAGCAGTCATTGCAGCAAGCTCACCACCCTCTACTTCTCCTGTGTTTGCTAGTTGGTCTGCCATATTATAAGCACCAGACAGACCAGCACTAACAAGACCAAGAGTTCTTAATCCCGTTCCAACAGGTGTTAGTGTAGTTGGGTCTGCTAAAACACCCATTAAGCCACCTATTGAGGCTTCCCAAGATAGATCATCATCAGGAACTTGTGACAGAATAGGGTACTCTCTTTTTAATTGGTCTTTCCTATAGTCAAGAAGAACTTTTCTTCTGTCATCTACACTTAGGTTAGTGAATCCCTTGCCATAAATCTCATCTGGTGTTTCATCACTAAACATATTAGCAAACACAGGGTTATGGGCTTCTAGGTATAGCATAGCATTGTTTGTAAGGCTTTCACTTTTGTCAAACCCATACCAAAACTCAGACTCCTCTTCTTTTGCAGAGTTTTGTATTGTTTCTGATGGTAGGGATCCCATGTCTGGAAAAGCACCTTGCCACTCTGATAAAGTATAGCCTTCATAAGTAGGCTCTTGACTAATAAGAGTTTCATTTTCAACAGGAGTAGTAGGGATTTCTTGGTTTGTTTCTTCTTGTAAAGCCATCTATGTTCTCTCTCTTTCTACCACTTAACTTTATCAGCCCAGTATGCTGCTGAACATTTACCTTTAGCTATGTTCTTAGCGTGTCTAGCTTTAAATGATTTGCGTTTAGCTTTCATCTTAGCAGAGTCGCCAGCCTTAGCTTTACCAGCAGTCTTAGCCCCTTGTTCTCCAAACCTAATAGTCTTAGCTTTACCATCACACATGGCTACAACTACATGAGATTTCTTAGGGTGGTTTGGTGTACGCTTGGGTTTGTTATAACCTGATACACCTATTCGTTTTAAGATAGCATCTTTAGCCATAATTATTTTCTACTATAGGGATTTAAATAAGTTTGGTTGGTTGTTAAAATTATAATTAGGAGCAACTGCTGGTGGTACTGGGTTACTTGTACCTACTTGTTTATTAGGAAGCACTGAATAGCTTGCTTCTTTATCCAATTCAAAATCAAAGAAACCTGTTTTCTTACCTCTTGTAAACCTTCCTTCAGTTTCTAAATCTCCAATTATTTTTTTTATAATTACTGCATCATCAGGTATTGTACTCCCTCTTTTTTCTGCTTGCTCTCTTATATTAAATAACCTATTAGAAATTTCTCCCTGAAAGGCATCACTTTCTGTGCCTTTAGCTTCAAGATTTATACCTAGTTCTTTTTGAAAATCCTCTGTTTGTAAAATATTTTTAACAACTTTTGTAGTTTTTGCATCAGCATATGGCGATACTGTTGATGCTTGTCTTTCTTTTGCAAGTTTCTCAAACTGGTTTGCTCTTACCGCATAAGTCATAGCTTCTTCTATGTCATTATTTTCAAGGTGCATTTGTCCAAGAGCCTTGTAAAGTTCTGGGTCTTCTATGTCAGGGTATTTTTTAAATATTTCTATTTCTCTTTCATCCATACCCCTTGCTTTTTTTAATTCATCTGATGGTGCAAACTTATTAAACAAACCACGAACTAAACCTTGACCAAGTTTATACCCACCAATTTCAGCAGCACCTACCTCCTTATCTTCTCGTGCTTGTTGTTGCATAAAGCCTTCAAAGTCTAGTTTAGTCTGTGCTTTTTGTCGTTTAGTATATTCATCTACTCTAGTATTTTTAAGTGCCATTAGTTTTATCCTTTATCCTAGTGCTTTACTGCCCGCGAGGGCTACTTCAGACTGTCCACCTGTGGCTATTGCAGAACCAAGCCTAGCTATGTCTCCAAAGTCTGAGTTACCCAAAGCACCAGTAGCACCTTCTAATAGTGAACCAAACAACCCTTTACTACCAGATTGCTTAGTTCCAGCATTAGCTAGTGCAGCACCACCTTGTGCAGAGGCAGCTTGTGAAGCAGACCTAGCTTGTTCAATAGACAACCCTTGATCCAGAAGGGCTTGTTCCATGTCAGCAACAGTACCAAATGCACCCATAGCCCCTTGAAATCCACCAAGATAGTTAGCAAGTTGTTGTTGTCTTGCACCTTGATTAGTAGCATACCCTTGTAGGGCTTGGTTAAATGCTTGTTGTTGTTCTTGTTGCGCTTGCGTTCTTGACGTACCTGCTAGATCAGCCATAGTCATTGACTGCGCTCTAGCTAAACCAAAGGCATCAGGGTTTACCATACCACCACCAGTACCAGCACCTGCTCCTTGTCCTGCTATCTGTAAGCCTAGCCTACCACTGCCAAACAAATCATTAGCCATCTGAGTTCTTTGTTGAGCAAACTGTGGTTGAAGAAGTGCAGACTGTTGGGCATAAATATCTCTTGCCCTTTGTTCCCCATCATCAACACCAGTAAAAGCTGGTATATCATACCCAATGTTCTGTGCGTACTGTTCAAACATGGGTTGGGCATAGCCAAGTGCAGACTGTCCTAGACTAGTTAGGCTTGGGTTAGGTGTAGTAGAAACATTATAACCATATTGTCCTTGTGGTGTACCAGTGGTACTACCCAGTGCGCTTGTATAACTATAAGGTTGGAACTGCGCCCCAGCATATGGTTGTGCTGGTTTGTTTTTAGCTTTTTTCCCACTTAATGAACTACCCATTGCTCTTTACTCCCTTAACAAATACTTCTCGGCTATTACCTTCAAAGTCTTTAACTATTCCAAAATATTTAAATCCGTACATATCTAAAAACTTCCTGTGTTTGTTGTCATTATCTATCTGTGCTGCATAAAGAGGTTGTTTGTATTTTTTTATTAAACCTTTTAAAGCACTTTTCATTTTCTTTCTGACTGTCTTGCTCCATTTATGTACATCACAATGTATAAATAATAGACCTTCATGTACTTCTAAATAAGTTGTAAAGTTATCATTTTCTATTACAGGTACTTTCATCTTAGGCAGTACGCTTCCACATATAAACTGTTATGAATGGTTGGTAGTTAGTATCAGTAGCACTTACACCTTCTGTGCTGTTAGATACAGATATATTTGTTACATTTACACTAGTCACACCACCATAACTAGCGTAGTTGAAATCCCTCCTATCTCCAACACCGACTCCAGTTGATTGAAATACACCACCATGCTGATGCCCAGGGTCAAAGACTGTTGCTGTGTGAGTGTGTGACACAAGACTAGAATCAGCACTACCACCAGTTTCTTCAACAGTATCCATGAGAGTGTTGCCACTGTCTATACCAACCATTACCCTACCAGCACCAAACGCTGTCCATGTACCAAAGCCTAATAAAGTGGCTGGGTTAGTGGCTACAGCAGCCTGCGTATAGATACTACCTACTGGATACAGAGCTAACTTAGCTGCTGCAATAGCTGCTGTAACATAAGCAGTAGTAGATAATTGTGTTGAGTTAGTGGCAGCAGAAGCAGTAGGTGCTGCTGGTACACCTGTTAGTGTAGGGCTGTTAACATCAGCTTTAGTATTAACTGCCGTTTGGATTGCTGAGAACTCATCATCAATCTCAGTACCTTTTACAATCTTATTAGCATTGCCAGTAGTTAAAGCATCTTTAGCTGCGAAGTCTGTTGTCTTTGAATAGTTACTCATTTATATAATCCTACCTTGTTTTCCGTAAACATCTAGTTTTTGTACGCTTAGTGAACCACCATCAATAGTAGCTTCAACACCTATTTGAATAATACTACCTGTTCCTGATGTTGAAGAAGCAACCCTATCTAATGCTACACCAGCAACATACTCTGAAACTACAGTAGCATTAGCACCATAGTCTGCTATCCCATACTCTGATACTGTTACTTCTTTAATAGTAAAAGGAAACGAATAATAAGATGTAAGATAATCAAAACCAGCTTTTACATTAAATGATTGTGCAGTAGAACCAATAACAGTAACTGCTACTTTCTTTAACATCTTGTTAATGTTTGGTAAGCCAAAATCAAAGTGATTAGTAAAGTAAGACATACTGTAGGCAGAACCATTGTCTGTATAATTACCATATTCTGCTATACCATTAACCTGTGTAAGGTACATTTTCTTAGTTGTCTTATCGTAAACAAAGTCAGTGTGGTCTAAGTTGTTCCAAGTTGTTACCCTGTGTGAACCATCTTCTAATGGTCTACGAGTATCAAACACATAAACTTCTTTAGCTTCTGGTAAGAATATTAAATAAAATGCTTTCTCTGGAAAGTAACAAGACTTGATTAAAGTAAAGTCAGACTCTCTGCCCACAGTGTTTACAAAACTATCTCTGATGTTCATAGAGATGTCATTCATTTTTGCAGACTTCTCTTGTACTGTTCTGCCCAAACTTCTTAAACCAGTAGCAGATAAAAAGAATATATCTGTGCCTGTATTCTGTATTGAATCTCTTGCTATACAACCTACACCTTCTAATACTTCTACTAAGGTTAGGGTGTTAACATCAAAGCTACCTTGAAAACTATCGTTGTCTTTAAATATAATAATGTTGTTCTTACAAAAGATAATTAATAAACCATTGTGGCTACCAAGCCCTGTAACGACATCTGAGCCTTTTGGAAGCACACCTGCTATGTTGATACTACCTGCACTCCCACTGCCCCATTTAGTACCTTCTAGGAGGTCTGAGAAGTATACAGTAGTCTGGTTTGAAGTAGTGCCTGCTGCCCAGAGTCTACCATAAGCACTCATTACTATGTCAGCAGTAGGTGCAGTACCTGTGTAGTCAGCGTGTTGGTCTATGCTTTTAAATTCATTAGCAGTAGATTCATTAGTGTAGTACAAAGGCTTGTAGCCACCTTGAAAGAAGTAAGCTCTGTCGTTTAAGGTTACTGCTTGCCATTTACCTGCTGATAGAGTATCTGTTGTAGTTGGAGTAAGTGTACTGAGTGTATTAAAACCTTTCTTAAAACCAGTAGCGTTCCAAGAGATGTAAGTATTGACACCAGCTATATCTAAGAAGGGGTGCATACCTAATAGGTTAACACCATCACTACCTGATGTACGATAAAACCAACCCTCTCTTGCACCCAACCTGCCGTACTGGTCAAGTACACAGTTGTTTGCTTCTAGTGCAAAGCTAGGGTCATTAGCAACACTAGACTCTTGGGTGTTTAAGCCTAAGAAAGCAGGTGCTACTAATGATGATGTAATGAGTTCTTTAGGCATATTAGTTTGTACTCACAATAAATGGTACTTCTTCAACTGTTAGCATACACGATACACCAGCACCGCCAGCTACACCTTTAATTGTATAACCCTGTTCTAGCATTATATAACCACCATTCATTTGTAGTTCTATATAATCACCAGAAGATAAACTCTTATCACCTAAGATAGTAATTTCTGTAGAGTCAAAGTTAATAGTAATGTTAATATCTGACCTAGTAGCACCAGCACTGTTAGATACAAAAACAAGAACTAACTTTGCCCTAGTGTTGTTTGCTACTGTGTAAAGCACTGCTGCTGATGTAGCTAGTTCTTCTATGTATATAGTTCTAGCTTTCATACCAGATTAGCTCCTCTGAATGCTTATTGCTATCTAAGGATATTGCATCTTGTAAGGCATTAGTAGCCCTAGCATAAGCACTAACTGAAGTCATACCACCATCTT